TAATGCAGTAGTTCAAAGTTTTACGGTTACAGCACTAGGCGCTCTTTCCAAATTGCCTAAAGTCTTAACCGAAGGCGTATTAACTAAAGATTTTGATGGCAATCAGATTTATTCGCTTCTTAGCCCATTGCTGTTTAATACTTGGAATGAAGTTCCAGCCGCTACAACATGGGCAACCTACAACGCCACAGAAACATGGGCTAATGCCCAGAATTCTGGACTTGGTGAGATAGATCAGCCAGGCGATTATGAATTAACTTCCAGAGCATCAGACGTTACAGATGTTTATTCATTGGTTGCAGCGCTCGCTACATCTGGCGCTGGATATATTTATGAAGATGCGCAGGGCAGAATCGGTTATGCAGATAGTACCCATCGCGGCGAATACCTAGCCACAAATGGTTATACCGAATTATCTGGAAATCATGCCCTATCCAGAGGAATCGCCACATCTCGCCGCATCGGAGACATCCGAAACAAAGTTACAATTACCTATAAGAATGGCGATCAACACACAGCCGAAGATACTGCCAGCCAAGCGCTTTATGGCGTTCAGGCTCAAAACATTCTTACAAGCATAGAAAATGGCGTAGATGCCACATCACAGGCTAACTTCTACCTAGCCTTGCGTGCCTATCCCCAAAGCCTATTTAAAGCCATCACTTTTGAACTAACTAACCCAGAAATTGACGATGCAGATCGCGATGCTCTTTTGGGAGTCTTTATGGGTCTTCCAATCGATGTTACGGATTTACCTGCAAATATGACTGGCGGAAGGTTTCAAGGCTTCGTAGAAGGCTGGACTTTTAGTGCTGGGTTTAACAAACTGCAAATAACTTTAAACGTCTCGCCTATTGCATTCAGTTTGCAAGCGTTTAAGTGGTTAAACGTTCCAGCCACAGAAAACTGGACTACAATTAACCCATTATTAGACTGGACTAACGCTACAATAGTAGCCTAAAAAGGAGAAGGAATGCCAACAACAACTAACTACGGCTGGACAACCCCAGCCGATACCGATCTGGTAAAGGATGGCGCTGCGGCAATCCGTACTCTTGGATCGTCAATCGATACAACTCTAAAGGCTCAAATCGATGCACAAATTCCAGATTCATTGCTTACAACAACAGGAGATACAATCTATGCAAGCGGAGCAAATACTCCTGCTCGTTTAGGTATTGGCTCATCTGGACAAATTTTAACAGTTTCAGGTGGTGTGCCAACTTGGGCTGCCGCTCCATCTAGTTCATTAAACATCCAACAAATCGCAACTGGAACAATGTCTGGAACATCTGTAACTATTTCAGGATTAACTCAAGATTATATTCAAATAGTTTTTGCTCCTGTAAACTGGAATACTTCTAACGGTCAATTCAGAATAAGGTTGAATGGCGATTCATCTGCGGTTTATGCGCAAGCATCTGGTTCATTTAACATTCAAGCAACGCCCGTTGCTACCACAACATTTGGAACAACAAACTCAGAAATTCGTATGCAAGGAAATTCTAATGGGTCGCCTAACGATACAACCTCCGTTTATGTATTGACTTTAACAAATTGCAAAGCGTCTGGCTTTACAAATTTTGCATGGACGGCTGGCTTTAATGGTTCAAGCGGTTTTAGCAATTTTGTATCAGGAAGTGGCATCTATAAAACAGCCGCGCAAATCACATCAATTAATGCCACAGTCAGCGGCGGTCAGGCTTTTCAAGGCGCATCTTCTTACACAGTATACGGAGCATAAAAATGAGCGAATTCAAAATTGAACACAATATTGAAACAGGCGAAATTCTGGAAATTCCTTTAACAGATAAAGAATTAAAAGAATTGGAAAAGTTACGCGCTAACGCAGCAAAAGAACAAGAAGTATTTGAAGCAGCAAAGGCAAAAGCCGAAGCAGATAAGGCTGCTCTTTTGGCTCGTCTTGGTTTAACCGAAGATGAACTAAAAACTATTCTCGGATAATGAAGCCATTATTGTGCAAGGCTGGTCAGCAACTTCGTGAACAAATCGATGATGCGTTCCCTGACCGTGACCGTAAATCAGATGGTTGGATTGGTGATTTGAGTCATGCGTCGCGTGCAAGTGACCACAATCCCGATAAGGCTAACGGCTACGTCAGGGCTATTGATGTGGATAAGGACCTCGACTCACGAGCCAGCACAGGTGCTTATCTTGCCGACCAAATACGCATTTGTGCCAAAAAGGACAAGCGAATTTCCTATGTCATCTATGCAGGAAAAATTGCCAGTGCTAAATCATTTTGGCGTTTCAGACCTTATTCTGGCATTAATAGCCACCACGCACATATACATATCAGTTTTACTAAAAAGGGCGATGAGAACGGTTCTTGGTTCGATATCCCGATGTTAGGAATAGGAAATGAAAATGAATAAAAACACAAAGAACGCAATTAAGTCATACCTCAAAGCAGTTGCAGTTTCAGCAATTACTTTAGGCCTTGCGCTAGTTGCTGATATTCGTCCTGAATATGCAGTCCTTGCATCTGCTTTAGTTGCTCCAATCGTCAAGTACCTAGACCCGACCGATGACCAAATTTCATGAGTCCAAACGATTGGGTGGGTGTTGTAGTTGCTGCACTGACCGTTATTGGTTCATTTATTGGTGCAGTCAAATGGTTGGTAAAGCATTATCTAAACGAACTAAAGCCAAATAGCGGTTCATCTATGCGTGACCAAATTACTGCATTAGAAGCGCGTGTTGAAACAATAATCCGTATCTTAGAGAGGTAACAATTCTCTTATGGCAAGAAAAGCAACTAAGAAGTTAACGGATGAAGGTTATTCGAAACTAGACGCATGGGCAATCGGAGTGCATGAGATGTTTCGTGCATTACGCCGTGCAGGCTTCCCAGTTGACCAGGCACTTGCCATTATTGTTGAGAAGAACGCATATCCAGATTGGATATTGCCTAACCCAATTAATCCAAACATTCCTGAGCCTGACTGGTATGACGATGAGGATGAATGAAACGAACTATCGTTTGGCCCGACTTGCAATGTCCTTACGAGGATGCACATGTTGTACGAAATTTTGAATTATTTGCAAAAGCGTTTAAGCACGATTCTGTCGTTACTATCGGAGATGAAATAGATTTACCCCAAATAAGTCGTTGGACAGAAAACACTCCAGGCTGGTACGAACAGACACTAGCCGATGACCGTGACCATACGGTTGACGTGTTATGGCGATTGACTCAATACGCCAAGGAAGCCCATGCCATTCGTTCCAATCATACGGACCGCTTGTATAACGTCATCATGAAGAAGATTCCTGCCTTCCTATCCTTGCCTGAACTCAAATTTGAGAAGTTTATGAAGTTAGATGAACTAGGGATTCAATTCCATAAGGAAGCCTTCCCAATAGCGCGTGGGTGGATAGCAGTCCACGGTGACTTAGGTGGGCTCAATCCTAACCCTGGAATGAGCGCGTTAAACCAAGCCAAAAAGGCAGGCGTTTCAACCATTATGGGCCACACGCATCGTGCTGGCAGGAGTGCCTCTTCTGAGGCCTACAACGGCTCTGTGAGGCGCGTACTCCACGGAGTTGAAGTAGGACACGCAATGAACGTAAAGGCCGCTAAATACGTTTCTATGCCCAATTGGCAGCAAGCCTTCGCCATCGTCACAGAAATAGGCAAAAATGTCCAGGTTGACCTGATTTACGTTGAGAAAGATGGCACATTCCTAGTGCATGGCAAGCGGTATGGGCGGCCTCGCTAGCGACATTTTCCCTGTACGCAGGGATATTGATACTCAAATGGATGATGCAGAATTGTTACCATTTCGTTATCAAAATATGCTTGACTAGCATAAATCCTGTGCAACACTAATGCCATAACCAATCGAACGAATTGGGAAAAGGGGCAACAGATGGGCGCAATGAAGGCAGTTTATATGGATATGGCACAGGACTTTGAAAACCTGAACGAAACATCCATGCAGTTTAAGGGCAATGGCTGGCAAGCACAGGATGGACGTTTCGAAGGTCCAGTCAATTACGACCTGGATTACATCTACTGGTTTGACAATTACGCCAATCTCATGGCGGCACGCACAATTCTCCAGGACTTTGGCAATAGTTATGAAGCAATCTTTGACGATGCTTTAGGCCAATGGTGCTTAATTACTGACTACCAAGCAATGTGCTGGAGCAACTAATGTCACTATTTTGGTGTTTCGTATTTGGAGTGCTTTTCACATCTATCGGTTATTACATGGGCATCGTTATTGGCAAAGAACAAGGCCATCGTGACGGCTATCTTCGAGGTCGTGCAGTATCTAGACAAGAATTCTGGAAGGAATAAATGAAAGCAACTAAGGCCTTAATCGATGCAATCGACATTATGCAAAATCGTGGTGCAATCTACGGTCATCCAAAAATCAATCAAGGTCGGATATCTGCAAGGTTATCCAATCTATTTGATTTCCCAATCACAGACGCACAGGCTTGTCTTGCAATGGTCGAGGTTAAACTCAGCCGCATCCAAGAAACCCCAAGCCACGTTGATTCCTATGTAGATGCTATTGCCTACCTGGCAATTGCGCTTGAACTAGCAACAGAAGAGGATGAACTTTATGTTTGATTTGTCTAATTACGAGGATGTCAATTCACGCATCCGTCGTTTCCAGGTCGCTTATCCAGTAGGGAGAATCGTTACAGATGTCATTCAATTT